AACTTCACGTCGCTATGGAGAAAATCAATGAAATTACGTCCTTCCGAACCAAAACCAACAGAGAATCCAGAGCAACTACTGGCACGTTTTGAGAAACGTATCAAACAACTAACTGCTAGACAGGATGAGATTAAAGGTTGGTATGACGAGTATATAAAACTCGAAAAAGATTTAACAAGACTACAGGGATCTGTAGATGCAGTTACCTATATTGCTACTGGTAAATTGCCAGGAGACGGTAACCATGGTGGAATGAAAGATCATAAACCAGAATAAATAATAGAGTAAATGGAGTTGAAACTATCATGTCCCATTATACTGTAGGTTATCACGACCAACAAAGACATCACTTTGAAATCTGTGAATATGCAGAGAACACATTTGATGCAATGCAACATGCAAAGGAAGATGTTCCTTTTCTGAAAGATCATCCGATGTATATTGATGAAGTACTACTAGAAGATTAATGTGGAAAAAATACTGGAAGTTTAATGATTGGGTTTTTCAGAAAGTAACTGGTGAAAAGGTTGACTCCACCCAAGAATGGAAAGAAGTTCCAGAAAGATGGAGACGTTTAAAAAAAGAACCATTCAAATATATTAAGACCACAGGTAAAGAAATTCTTGCTGCAAATTTAAGACATGCTTATAAATTGTATAAGTTCTTTAAAAAGTTTTAAATATGGTAGTCTGGGGTGTTGTTATTATGGTAGCAATACTTGTCGTAATAGTCTCTTGGTATATCTACTATATACTTAGAATGGCATACAAGGAGATGAACGATGGCAGCGATGGAACCACCAAGCAGGAAGAGCTGCTACAACTTTCGAGTAACGGAGATTAATCGTGTTGTTGATGGAGATACTATTGACGTCACCATTGATCTTGGGTTTGATCTATACAAGAAAGAAAGAGTTAGAGTTGCAGGAGTTGATACGCCAGAAAAAAGGACTCGTGACCTCGAAGAAAAAGCGTTGGGTATCGACGCGACTAACTGGATTAAAGAGAAACTTGAGGGGGCATTAAATGGAGATGACGAACTTACTATACGAACTGAACTTAAAGGCGGGGTTGGTAAGTATGGTCGCTTGCTTGGTTGGTTATATGTTGGTGATGAGGAAATATCGCTAAACGAAATGATGATCACCGAAGGATATGCATGGGCATATGATGGTGGAACTAAACAAAAGAACTTCGATGAACTCCGTGAAATTAGACGTAGCTTCGGTACTCTGCTCTGATCTAGCATCGCTAATCAGAACTAAGATATCAAGGTTACCACATTTAGAAGAACTTGTTTCAGACTATGATGAGATACATGACAACAATGTATCCATCTATAATAAGATGTGGAATGCTAGAGGTTTACGGAAGTTACATATAGAAAGAGCAATAACAAGTAAAGGGATTGAGATACTACATTGTGTATTATTTCCAGATCCAGAGTTTCCTATTCCTATCTTTGGATGTGATATAGTAGAGGCAGGTGGTAAAGTGACTGCTGCTATAGTTGATATATCACCAGTATATAATGTAGATTATAGTTTATCTAATCTTAAATATGATTTTGATAAACCTCGTAACTTACCAGAATGGGGTGAGATATTTTCACCATGGTGTAAGTTTGTGAGACTCAATGAGACTGAGTATGATAAGTTTTTATTAATGTGTAGTGATTACCTAGAGGTATTTTGTCACATAGTTAGGACTGCAGAAAGAGAAACTGAATGGCAAAAGACTATGAGAAGGTATGATGATCAGTTATGGTACTGTACATCACAGATGAAAAATAAGAAAACTGAGGCAGTATTATCCCAATGGTTCGACAATTCTTGGGCAACTAAATATATACAGAATGTACTATTTGACAAACCCAAACTATGAGAGAAAAAATGATTAGTGCTCTTCTTGCTCATGCTCAAGGAGATATCCAAAAGCACAAAATGAATGTAGAAGTTTATTTAACCAACCCTGTTGGTATTGGTGAGCACTCTAATGTGATGGAAGCAATCGAGGAAGAGCTCAATATGATTGCTAAGTATGAGGATCAAGTATCTGTTATCAAGAAACATTTTATCATTAAGGATTAATGGCAGTAAAACAAGAACTATATCTTGGTAATCCCAATCTAAAAAAAGCAAACGTTTCTCAAAAGTTTACTAAGAAACAGATTGCTGAGTTCTTGAAGTGCGCTGATAATCCTGTATACTTCATACAAAAGTATATCAAGATTGTATCTCTAGACGAAGGTATCATACCATTTAAGATGTATGATTTTCAAGAGAGCATGGTAGAAAGTTTTCATGCAGAAAGATTTAACATAGCAAAGTTACCTCGTCAGTCTGGTAAATCTACAATCGTTACAGCATATCTACTATGGTATGTACTATTCAATGACAATGTAAATGTCGCAATCCTCGCAAACAAAGCAGCCACTGCAAGAGAGATGTTGGGACGCCTACAGTTATCTTACGAGAATCTTCCTAAATGGTTGCAACAAGGTATACTGGGGTGGAACAAGGGATCCTTGGAGTTGGAGAACGGGAGTAAGATTCTGGCTGCAAGTACTAGTGCTTCTGCTGTTCGCGGTATGTCCTTTAACGTTATTTTTCTGGACGAATTCGCGTTCGTTCCGAATCACATTGCTGATCAGTTTTTCAGTTCTGTGTATCCAACAATTTCATCTGGTAAGAATACTAAAGTTATTATTATATCAACCCCACATGGGATGAACATGTTCTACAAACTGTGGCATGATGCTGAACGTGGACAGAATGAATACGTTCCAACAGAAGTGCATTGGTCACAAGTTCCAGGCAGAGACGAGGTTTGGAAAGAACAAACTATTAAGAACACATCTGAAGCTCAGTTCAAAGTTGAGTTTGAATGTGAGTTCCTAGGATCTGTTGATACACTAATAACTCCAAGTAAACTTAGGACTATGGCATACCATGATCCTATCAAAACAAATAGAGGACTAGCGTTATATAATAATAGAGAAGAGGATCATAACTATATCATAACAGTGGACGTATCTCGTGGCGTGGGTCATGACTATTCCGCATTTGCAGTTATAGATGTATCCTCTGTGCCATATCAAATGGTAGCAAGATATAAGAATAATGAAATCAAACCTATTGTCTTACCTAATCTAATCGTAGATGTAGCAAAGAACTATAATAATGCATACATTTTATGTGAGGTAAATGATATAGGTGGACAGGTTGCAGATATTATACAGTATGATCTAGAGTATGAGAATCTACTTATGGCATCTATGCGTGGTAGAGCAGGACAACAACTAGGTCAAGGATTCTCTGGTAAGAAAACACAACTAGGTATTAAGATGTCAACTGCCACAAAGCAAGTTGGATGTTCTAACCTAAAAGCATTGATAGAAGAAGATAAACTACTTGTACCAGACTATGATACTATTGCAGAACTTACTACATTCATAGCAAAAGGACAATCATTCCAAGCGGAAGATGGATGTAATGATGACCTAGCAATGTGCTTAGTAATATTTGGATGGATGGCAATGCAACCATACTTCAAAGAGATGCATGATAATGATATAAGAGCGCGGATATTTGACGACCAAAGAGACCAAATAGAACAGGATATGGCACCTTTTGGGTTTGTAGATGATGGTCTTGGAGATGAGCAATTCAAAGATGCTCAGGGGGATGTCTGGAAAGTCGCGGAATATGGAGATAAATCTTACATGTGGGAGTTTAGGTAAGGTTTCATTTTTATAAATATCTTATAGACAACCAGAATTTACGGACCTACACAGGAGAAATTTAACATGGCAGCAAATCAATCTAGTCCTGGAGTTGTTGTACAGGAACGAGATCTGACCACTATCACTACCCTTACAACCGCAAACACGGGAGTAATCGCAGCACCTTTTGAACTAGGTCCTGTTGAGGAGATAAAAACTATTGGTACAGAAAGAGAGCTTGTAGCAACATTCGGTGAACCAAATGAGTACAACTATGAATATTGGTATACTGCAGCGCAGTTCCTATCATACGGTGGATTGCTCAAAGCGGTTCGTACAGATAGTTCAGCACTAAAGAATGCAGTTAACACAGGTACTGCAGTAAAGATTAAAAATCTACAAGACTACGAAACAACATACCTAAACGGTTCTAACACATGGAAGTGGGCAGCAAGAACACCTGGTACTAAAGGAAACTCAATCGGTATCTTCATCACAGACGCAGGTGCTGATCAGATTGCTGTCGTCCCTGCTCCTGGTTCTGGTAACGATCATGAGTTTGTCGCAACAGAAGCACTAAGTGCTACATCTGGTGCTGCAGGTAAGGTCTTTAAGTATAGTGTATTACTAACAGTTGGATCTGTTGTAGGATCATTTGTTCCTGGAACAACAACTACAATCAGTATTGGTGGTTCTGCACAAACAGTTAACGTGTTAGCATACGATGCAGACAACGGTAAGATTGAAATCGGTATACCTTCTGGTGGTGTTACTGGTATCATTGCTGATGGTCAGACTATTACTCAAGGTTCTAACACTGCTGTAATCGGCACATCTGGTATCGAGAGAAGAGTATATATCGTTAAAGATAAAGGAAGTATCGACTTTGCTGCAGCAGATAGCATAACAGATACAAACTCTACTGCTGTTTCAATCAGTTCAGTAAGAGTTGAGTATGATGAAAGAGAGTATCTACCTTCACAGAAGTGGGTAAACGTTGCTCCTAGACCTGGAACTTCATCCTTTGCAACTGCTAATGGTGGATTCAGAGATGAAATGCACATCCTTGTAGTTGACATTGATGGTAAGATCACAGGTAACACAGGAACATTACTTGAGAGATTCATCGCAGTATCAAAAGCATCAGACGGTAAAACATCTGTTGGTGAAGCAAACTATTATGTAGAAGTTGTTCAGCAGAAATCTGAATACATCTACTGGGGTGAGCACGAGACAGGTTTATTTGATGTAGACAGTGCTAGTGGAGTATTCGGTGGAGCATCAACTGTATCCTTCGACCTATTCCTTAGTTCAGCAGGTTCTACTGACTATCCTGCAGGTGCAACCACAGTTGGTTCAAAAGCAAACGCAACATACTACTATAGATTAGAAAGTGGTGCTGACTACGCAGTTGGATCAGGAGAGTACACAGTTGCTCAAGGCGATGTAACTACAGCATACGGATTATTAGAAGATCCTGAGTCACAGACAATCGACTTCATTCTAACAGGACCATCTGGTTCAGATGATGCAGCAGCACTTGCTAAGATCACATCTCTAGTAAGTATTGTTGAAGAAAGAAGAGACTGCATGTTATTTGTATCACCAAGAAGAGGAAACTTAATCGGTGTATCAAGTGCAGCAACACAGACAGACAACCTAATCGCATTCTTCGATCAGTTACCTTCAAGTAACTACATGGTATTTGATTCTGGATACAAGTACATCTATGATAAGTACAACGATGTATACAGATACGTTCCATGTAACGGTGACATCGCAGGTTTATGCTTACAGACAACTGAGGTTTCAGAACCATGGTTCTCACCTGCAGGTTTCCAACGTGGTGTTATTAGAAATGCTATCAAACTAGCATTCACACCTAATAAGACACAGCGTGACAGACTATACTCTGCAAGAGTAAACCCAGTAGTATCATTCCCTGGTCAAGGTATCGTATTATTCGGTGATAAGACTGCTCAAGGATTTGCATCCGCATTCGATAGAATCAATGTTAGACGCTTGTTCTTAACAATCGAGAGAGTTATCTCTGGAGCTGCTAAGGCACAACTATTCGAGCAGAATGATGAGACACAAAGAGGATTCTTCCTTAACATTGTCGAACCATATCTCCGTGACGTACAAGGACGTAGAGGAGTTACAGACTTCTTAGTCAAGTGTGACGAAAGCAATAACCCACCTGAGTCAGTAGACAGAGGAGAGTTTAATGCAGAGATCTTTGTTAAACCAACAAGGACTATTAACTACATTACACTAACCTTCGTTGCTACCAGAACTGGTGTCGCATTCACGGAAGTTGCTAACTAAAAAGTAAATAAAAAGCTCTGAAAATACGCTTTGTTCTAAATAATAGGACAAGGCGTATTTTATTGAGATTTTAACATGTCAAGTATTTCAGAATTTAAATCAAAAGTCGCTACAGATTTCGCAAGACCTAATCTGTTTGAGTGTACTTTGAACTTTCCAGAAGTTAGTGTTGCCAACGGAACTACTCTAACTGACCTAGGTAAGTTTACAGTGAAGGCAGCAAACCTTCCTGCAACACAGTTAGGTACTGTAGAGGTTCCTTACAGAGGAAGAGTTTTAAAGATTGCAGGAGACCGCACCTTTGAACCATGGACAATCACTGTGATGAATGACAAGAACTTCAAGATCAGAGATGGTTTTGAGAAGTGGACTGAATCTATCCAAGCATACAGTCAGAACGTCACTACATCTGGTATTAACATCAACAACTATTTTGCTGACATGTTTGTTACACAGTTAGATAGAAACAGTAGTAGTAAAGGTGGAGCAAGTGCAGGTGGTACAAGTCAAAGTGCAACAGGAATCCCACACGCACCACTAAGACAATACAGATTTGTCGATGTATTTCCAACAAATATCTCCGCTATTGATCTAGACTTCGGAAGCAATGACGCAATCGAAGAGTTCACTGTAGAGATGCAAGTACAGTACTGGGAAGTTTCTCTCAGAGGACCTGGAAAATAAGTTTTCAGAAAGTACCTAAATAAGGTAGGACCAATAAGACTATAGTATAAAATGTCTCAACTCTTCGGATTTTCACTCCAGAGAGCAAAGAAGGTTCCTAAGGGACCTTCTTTTGTTCAGAAGGATAGTATGGATGGCTCGCAACCGATTGTCGGTGGCGGGTACTATGGGTACTCTGTTGATTTTGATGGGACTATTCGTAATGAATATGAACTAATCACACGTTATCGTGAGATGGTTCTCCAACCAGAATGTGACAGTGCAGTAGATGATGTCGTCAATGAGACGATATGTGGTAACTTTGATGACGTACCAGTCGAACTAGAGTTATCAAATCTCAAAGTATCAGATAAAATTAAAAAGTTAATGCGGGAGGAGTTTGATGAAATACTCCGTCTTCTCGACTTTGACAACAGATCTTATGAGATCTTCCGTCGTTGGTATGTTGACGGTAGATTATTCTATCATAAGGTAATAGATCCCGCCAATCCTGGCGAAGGTTTAAGCGAACTAAGATATATCGATCCACGCAAGATCCGTAAAGTTACCGAGTACGAAGAGAAAAAACCTCAACAGTTACAAGGTAAAGTAGATCTTAATCAACAACTTACAACATCATCAGCGTCATACTATCTCTATAATCCAAAAGGATTAAAGAATACGGGGCTTCAAGGAATCAAGATTGCACCTGATTCTGTTACTTATTGTCACTCTGGTATACAGGATCTCAATAAGAACATGGTGTTATCACACCTACATAAAGCGATCAAGGCAGTTAATCAGCTCCGTATGATCGAAGACTCTCTGGTCATTTACCGACTGAGTAGAGCACCAGAACGTCGTATATTTTATATCGACGTTGGAAACTTACCTAAGAACAAAGCGGAGCAATACCTTCGTGAAGTTATGGGTAGGTATAGAAACAAGTTAGTCTATGATGCCAACACTGGAGAAATCAAAGATGACAAAAAATTCATGTCCATGCTCGAAGACTT